GATCTCTCAGGACTCAGTAAGGATCGGGTGAGAGAACTCATCTTCTTCTCTCGTGATTTCTCATTCTACTCTGACTGGCACAAAGAAGAGTACGGATACCGTCCTTGGAGTCTGTGAGGTGATACTGTGCATGCGTATCTGATGGAGATTCAGCAGTACTTTGGTATTACAGTGAGATTTCAGGTAATTGCTGATAGCAGAGAAGAGGCTCTCGAAAAATCAAAGGATACTACCTACTACAAGGATAGTAACAGTATCAAAGAGAGCCTCAGGGTAGTCAGGAAGTTGAAGCCTTCATTCGGATGATATCATCAGAGATCCTTTTGACTTGATCTCTGTCTGATAGATAATGGTAATCCTAGTTCCATAAATCGTATCTATAGTAGGATGTAGGTACGTAGGATATCACTTGAAACGATACATAGTGATTATCCTTGACAATTATAGTGATGATCGCCGAATCCGAGTTACTAGGACTCTGACGACGATATATGAGACTGCTCGGAGAGGTTAATAGAAGCGAAGGGCATACCGTTGATAATCCTACTATCAGGTCTCCGTGAAAGTATGCTCGGTAATTCGTGATCAAGTAGAGATAGTAGAGTGATGGGAGGATAGAGGCGATATAGAGGACACCATCTGATATGAGGTGAATCCTAACGGATGCATTAGTCAGTTTGATGACTATGGTGTGGTACTAGTAGAGCAATCCTCAGGATCTCTTAGCTAGTGTGTATTGAATCTCTAAATCTCAAGGTCTCTACTTGATCACGGTTATTATGATTTAACTTAAGGAGGTAATTTAATGTACACCTTTCTACTGATCATCAATCTGATAGGTATGATCTTAGTCCTGTGTGGTGCTATCTTGTATATCAAGAAGTTAATTAGGTTAAAGAATTACATACCTGCCTTCGTAATCTCTGGTCTGATATTAATGATACTCTCTACACTTTCGTCTGTCTTGTTCCTTCATTAATGGTAATCATGCCGGTATGGTGGAATAGTAATGTATATGCTGGGGTAGCCCAATAGGCCGAGGCAAGGGTCTTAAAAATCCTCAAGTGTGGGTTCGAATCCCATCCCCAGTACCAAGACTAGATTAGGTAGCTTATGACTGATCATCATAAGAGATAATGATGCTCCTACATCAAGCTAATCTAGTATTATTATACTAGGAGGTATAATCATGTATCAATGTAAATGTGGAAGAGAGTTTGATAAAAGTCAATCTTATATAGCTCATACTGGTCATTGTGAGATTCATTTAGGTCATAAACCTAAAGATAGATTTGGTGATAATAGAGCGTGGAGAAAAAGGTAGGACAGAGGATGATCCTGTCTATGGAAAAGCTATAAAAGCAAATATAGAAGCTCTACGTATGATAAAGACTACAGGTATGCTGGGTAAACATCAGTCTGAAGAGTCTAAGAAGAAACAATCTGAAACTAGAAAGAAGAGATATGCGTCAGGAGAATTAAAACCTGCTAGAGGAGTAGGTCGTGGTAAATATTCGTATTTCTTTCATGATGGTAAGTTCATATTATTGAGGAGTACTTATGAATTTATTTATGCTCTATATCTAGAACATAAAGATGTAGATTTTGAATATGAAACTTTGAGAGTTACCTATAATGGTAGGACAAGGGTATCAGACTTCTTAATAGGTGATAAAGTAGTAGAGATAAAAGGGTTTTATGATTATGATTACTCTGAGAGTAAAGAGGCTTTTGAGTCAAATGGGTATAAGTATGAGATATTATTCTGGAAAGATTTAGAGCCTATTTATTTATATCTAAAGGATTACTATGATATAGATACTATACTCTCAGATATAACTAGGTTACACGATGAAAAGAATTATTTTAGATTTAATATCAAAGATTGGAGGTAGTTATCTAGATAAGATGACTACCTCTTTTGTTATGGGGGAGTACTCAAATTGGAAAGAGGTCGCTCTTGAAAAGCGATAGGTGGTGATGAGCCATGTATGGGTTCGAGTCCCATCTCTCCCGCCATGTAACTTTAGTACAGAGAGGAGTTGTAATACTTGGAGAAGAAGGAGAGCGATCTTATCATGGATTATCCTTTGCAATTGATCCAATCACAAGGAGTATTGAACAGACCTATTGCATGTGGTGTCTATCATGACAGAGTAAATCCTTGTTATAGATACAAGGTAGTAAGAGAAGAGCAACCAGATGATTCCTGTGTATCAGAGATAATCTTCCAGAGAGGTAATCCAAAAGATAGTGACTCACAGCTAGGTCTATTAGATGTAGATCTCTTAGAGATAGTCAGAGATAGACTGATTAGATTTCAATCTGGTGATCTAAAGTCTAGAGAAGGAGCTATTGCTCTTACACACGTAGAAGAAGCATTACTTTGGCTAAATAAAAGAACTACAGATAGGATACAGCGAGGAGTATTTCAAACGAATAATAAATAGGAGGATTGATTATATTGGCTCGTAATTCTGCATTACTCTGTGAGGTTACTAAAGTAGAGGGTAGTTCTCAGATTAAACGATATGCATATAATCCAGATCTTCGTATCTTAATCGTAGGGTTCATGACTGGAGGTTTGTATCTCTACAAGGATGTACCATTTGAGAAAATAGAAGGTATGAGAGATGCTGAGTCAGTAGGATCATATTTCTCTAGAGAGATAAAAGATAACCATAGATGTGTAAATCTTAATTTCATACCTGATTGGTATACTACCTAATATACTCACAATATCTATAGGCTCATGCTAAAAAGTATGAGCCTATATTCGTATTACACTATGATACTATTAGATATCTTAATTTAAGATAACTTATACATCAGTTGTGTTGAGGTGAGGTTTATGTATTATGAATTCTATCTTCAGGACTCAGATACTGTCTCTAGATATCTAGTCTATGCTGATTCTTTAGATGTAGCTAAAGAAGAATTTAGAGTAAATATACTTATAGAACCAAACCTTAAATATAAATATTCAGGTAATTCTTATGAAGATCTAAGATCCTATTTACATGAATACCCTAATGTTAATTGTTATATCCTGAGAGATGGTAATATTGATCCAATAGGGTCTCCATCATATAAATCAGAAAGTAGGTATATTAAGATGTCTAATGGATTAAGGAAAGCTATTAGGGAAGCTATCTCTAACAAAGAAGCTTTAGATCTGTATGCTAAAAGAGATGCTATATATAAAGAATTGGGTGAGATTTTCTCTGATTCTCTATCTGGTCTTGGAGATCCTAAAGAGCTCAGAGTCAGATGGGATAAACTACAGAATGATCTCGGATATATAGATCAAGCTATAAAAACTGCTGTTAGTGATAAGCTTGGAGATATGAGTATGATCTCTGGTGATGAGAAAGATCTTTTCAAAGATAGTAAACAATACAGAGTGTATTATAAGAAAAAGGGTCAAGATCCTATAAATTTACCTAGTGAATTAGTATCTGCTGAAGATGAGAAATCCGCTGAGACTAATTTCTTATCTAAGTATAAGAATGGTGGAGATGTAGAGGTCATAAAGATTTATCCTATAGATGAATCTAAATCTCTGAAAGAAGCAGAGCAGTCATTTACAGTAGAGTATAGAGAAGATGGTAAAACCAAATATTCTTCTGTAAAAGCTAATTCTGAGTCTGAGGCTCTAAATAAGTTTAGGGATATCACTAAAGATCGTAATGTTTCTGGTGCTAAGATAGCAGCTACAGATGTTAGCGATGAAGGTACACTGACTGAAGCTACTATAGAGGATTATGATGCATTAGAGAATCAGTGTCGATCTGATCTTTCTGATATCCTAGACGGTAGAGAATTCTGGACACGTGTAGATGATATGGAAGAGTATCTAGCAGAAAGAGGGTATCATCTATTAGATACAGGTAATTTCCCAGAATCTATAGAGATAGAGGATGGAGATGGAAATCAATTTACTCTGAATGTAAATAGTGCAGGTGAGGGTAGGTCTTTTACAGTATACTTTGGTGAATGTTCTTTCATCAATGAGTCTAAGAAATTTAGAGAGTCTATGGGTGATATAATAGATCTTCATACTATGACCAGAGAAGAGTTTGACAGACTACCTTATGGTAGATCTTTCATGAGTAATCGTGCTTCTATCTCTGTAGATGGTAAAGAGTATGTGAAACTTTCTCCAGACACCTGGCAGTATCTACCTACAGTGACTCATGCTCTTGGATATAAAGTATCTGTAGACGAGATGTGGGATATAATCCAGAAAGGAAAGAGTGCACAGATGGTAGAGAGTAAAAAGATAAAAGAGGCTGGTGGGCCTAGTACCTGGAAAGGATTAGATACAGGTGACAAGAGATTAGATACCTCTATTTCTATGATATTCAAGGTTACTAATAGATTGATAGCTGATACTAGAGATCATGATATGTTTGAGGTACAGCAAGATCTAATTACACTGAGAGATTATGTCTCACAGAGTCTTAGATATATAGAAGAGAGTAGATTAACAGACTCTACTAAAGTATCTGTACGTGAGGGTATAAGATCTGTCTTTAAAAAGAAATGAGATGATAATGTGAGTTTAAGAGATAATATAAGAATGGTATTATCCCTGAAAGAAGAACGAGAATATAGAGGATATACTATAAGAGATAGTAAATCAGATCCAGGTGGGTATAACGTATATAAAAACTCCTGGAGCAGGATTCCTCTTGTGTCTTCTGTATCTGAGAGAGAAGCTGAAGAATGGATAGACGCTCAGATAGATAAAGACCTATCTGAGTCTTTATCTGATTCAGATCAGGAGAAATTAGAAGATCTACAGTCTAGTGAATACTATTATTCTAGAGAGTTATATAAAAATATAGACTGGGGTCTTTCTGAGGATACTGAAGGTCACTATGCTCTATTAGATTTAGGTATCGATGATTTTGCTATAGTAGCAGATAATGATACAGGTGATCATTATGCTATCTATGTCATAAATGAAGATGGAGAGCCTGTAGATGCGGAAGCAAAAACAGGTGGACAATATATCTTAGCTGGTACAAATGTACCTAGCGAGATAGAAAGTATGCTCTATGATCAGGGTAATCAGTGGAGACAATGGTATGTGGGTTTTAAATTAGACGATATTAGAGATAATATCAAAGAATTAACAGATGATCCATTTGCTCCAAATTATGAGTCTAAAGATATTTACCCTGATACTCATTTGATTAATTCTATGTTTGAGGCATCATATGATGAGGATCCTGAAGAAACTGATCAAACTTATACCTATGCTGATACTAGTATAAATTCTAGTAAATTACCTGCTATCTATAAATTAGTACAATTCTCTGAAGGTGATGTAGTACTAGATTATGGTGGAGGTAGATTTGATAATGGTATGGATTATCTAGAGTCTCTTGGTTGTATAGCTAGGGTCTACGATCCATATAATCGTAGTACAGATTATAATCAAGAGACCTTAAGGATCATCCGTGAAAATGGTGGTGCAGATATAGTATTATGTAGTAATGTATTAAATGTAATCGATACAGAATCTGCTAGGCTTACTGTACTAAAGAATATGAAGAGATATATGAGTTCTAATGGTACTTGTTATATCACCGTTTATGAAGGATCAGGTTCTGGAGAAGGATCTCCTACTAAAGCAGGATATCAACTCAATCGCAAGATTGCAGATTATATTTCTGAAGTAGAGAGTGTATTTAGTAACGTCTCTAGAAAGGGTAAATTAATCATAGCAAGGTAAGGTAGGTGATAGTAATGTCTGACGAGATCAATAGACTACCAGGATCAGAAAATACAGATGGATCTCTAGATCAATTGATAGCAGGTCTCAGTACACTATCACCTAAAGATCTAAAAGATATTAGAGATATCATCTATCCTACACAGAAGAAAGATGAGTTAGAGGATTCACCTAGAACAATAGATTATCTAAAGTTAGTCTCTTCTCTATATAGGAGTGGAGCTAATAGTCTATTAGGTACGAGATCAACTCGTACCATGACTAGACTACAATTGTATAATATATATGATGAGATGGATGAAGGGTGTGCTTATATCACATCTGCTCTAGATATATTATCAGATGATGCTACACAGCCTGATGATCTAGGTAATCTTTATTATATAGATTCTGAAAATTCTAAAGTAAAGAATGTTCTATATAATCTATTTGATAGCCTAGAGATTAGTTCTAAATTATCTAAATGGGCTAGAGCTATAGCTAAATATGGTGATCTCTTTATAAAGATATATGGTAGTACAGAGAAAGATCTAAAAGGTATCTTATCTGTTGATGATACTATATATCCTAGTAGAGTAGAGCGTAAAGATTATAGAGGTAAACTAGTAGCTTTCAAAGAAGCAGGTGCCTCTGATTTCGCTGAGGGTAGTTACTGTCCTCCTTGGGATTATGTACATTTCAGACATAAAGGTGAACTAGCTCCTATGGGAGATTCTGAAGATAGTGAATTAGTTTCTAACTATGGTCAATCTATATTGAAAGGATCTATCAAAGTCTATAATCAATTAAAGTTTGTAGAGAATATGATCTTATTATCTAGATTGACTAATAGTGTACGCAGAAATATATTTGCTATCAACGTAGGTACTACAGATCCTAGAGCAGCTTTCGAGACTATACAGAATTATGCACAGCTATTAAAGAAAGATATCAAATTAGATCTAGATACACAAGAATTTGGTTCTTCTAAACATACAGCTAATTTTGACGAAGATATATTTATCCCAGTTAGTGATCCTAAGAATGATTTCAGGATAGAGTCTGTAGGTGGAGATGTAAATATAGCTGAGCAGTATGATCTTGATTATATACAGAATAAATTATTTGCTGCATTAAAGGTACCTAAAGCTTATTTGAACTATGAACAAGATCTAAATGCTAGATCTACATTAATTCAGTTAGATATTAGATATGCTAGGTCAGTGGCTCAGTTACAGAAAACATTGATTTCTGGATTGACTAGGATAGCTAAAATTCATCTAGCATATATAGGTATAGACCCTGAGACAGTAGAGTTTGATATAACTATGCCTACAGTATCTGCTATTGATGAAGAAGCTAGGATGGAACAGTTGTCTACACGTATCAATGCTGCTAATGACTATTGGAATCTAATCATTAATATCAATGATACATTACAGAATGCTGTAGACCTGAAGATGCAAGAAATAGAAGTAGACATGTCAGATATGTCTGGTGGGGGCGGTTCTTCTGGAGGTGGTATGAGTAGTGGTGGTCCTGAAGACAGTATAGATATACCAGATGTAGAGGTACCAGAAGAGTCTGATGATATAGAACCACCTAGTACTTCACCAATACAAGATATGAAATCAAATCTTGTGCAGGATAGTAAAAAATTGAGATCTGCTTATACTGCATTGAAGAGATTTTATGAGGGTAAAGAGATATTAGATGATGAGGATAATTATGGTGGTCAGATGAATCTTGAATTCTTGGCTGCTAAATTGTTCCGTGAGTATCTAAGTTTCTCAGAGGATGAGATAACAAAGATTTTCCGTAGGGAGTCTAAGAATCCTATAGATGAGGCTATAAGGTCTAAGATGTACAGACTAAATAAAATTGGTATAGGGAGATTGAGAGATGACTCCGATATAGAATATCCTACAGAATTTAGTAGGAGAATCTATGAGAATACTACTAAATCTCTATTAATAGAGATATCAAAAGATATTAATAGGGAAGAAGATCCTATTGATATAGATGAGTGACTAACACACTCAGACTAAGACTAATAGTGGAGGTGCCTAGTAATGTTAGATCTAAACAAAATCCGTGAGTCTCGTTCCATCAGTATCAAACCTACCCGTAAGACATTATCTTCTCTGATCTCTGAAAGTTACAATCTGTTGTATGATTGTGAAGATAAGAGATTAAAGAAGATGATAGAGTCTCATTTGAAGGATATCAGAGAGGCTAATCAAGATAATCTGCAAGTACTATCTCAGAATCTGCAGACATTAGTATTCTTGAATGAGGCTAGTAAACATGGTCGTCCTATTCGTGAGGATGAGGAATTAGATGATCCCCGTCTCGAGACTGATGATGCTACTATCGATCAGCTGACTGCTGTCAATCCTCAGCAAGATGAGGAGCCTGAGTTTGATGCTCCTAAGGCTGACCCTGATGAGGTAGAGAAGTTCGCTGAGAATTCTCGTGGTAAGACTTTCTACAAGGCTCTTACTAAAGCTACTTCACTCAATGAGTCTACAAAGAGATTCAGTCTAATAGAGTCTTTGAGTGTCTATAAGGCTGCTAACTCTGCTATGACTCAGATGGCTATCGAGTTAGAGCATAATAACAAATTCCAGGAGACATTCAATGTTCTGACTAAGGTACTAGGTAGAGCTACTCATTCCATCTTAGAGAGTATCTATAATAAGAAGCCTATAGATGAACATGCTATGGAGACAGTCTCTAGATTCTCTAAGGCTCTACGTGAGGATGACCAAGATGATATCAATGATTTCATTGATTGGGTTGATAATGAGTATCCTGAAGAGGGTGAGTCCTCTGATGACGTCTGCCCTGATTGCGGTCAGAATCCTTGCGTTTGTGAAGATGAGATTGAGATCCCTGATGATCTGACTCCTGAACAGGCTGTAGATGTAATCACAGATATCATCACAGATATCTATCCTGATCTAGTCGTAGACGCTGTCGATGAAGAGGGTGAACAGACAGAGGAACAGACTGCTGAAGAGGTCCTAGATACTGTCACTGATGAAGAGGCTGAGGATCTGAAACAGTATTTAGCTTTACTCCGTGCTGGTGATGAGGAGACTCCTGAGGATGCTGAGCCTACTGAGGAAGAAATTGATGCGCTAGAAGAGCATCTGATTCGTCGTCGCAAGATGAAGGATAGTAAGAAGGTATCTGTAGGTAAATCTCATAGAAAGAATGAAGAGTACTATAAGGTCAAGGATATTTCTAAGGCTATCGGACTAGAGGAGATCCCTTCTGTTTCAGAAGCTCTAGGTAGTAATTTCAGTGATCTGTTAGTCTGTAGCGAAGATATGATTCCTGACTTTGAATCCTTTGAAAAGTCATTGATCTCTAGGTCTAAGAAAATCAGACAACTCGATGCTCCTAGAGGAGTAGCTGCTACACTCTACTCTCTAAACGATAAACTCTGGGTATCTGTTGGTGAGTATGGACATTATTCTATCTACACTACTAGAGATAATGCTTCTATGTTAGAGTCTAGGAAGAGAGAAGCTTCTGATCCTCTGACTACAGGTACTGAAGGTGAAGAGGTAGATTCTGATGTACCTGATCCTGATAAGCCTAATGATGCTCCTGGTAAGGATGTACTTAAGGAGAATAAGAATAGAAAGTCTATTAGATCAAAGAAATAATATTAGATCATATAGGTAGATATCTATTAACAGATATCTACCTATACACCTAATAGGGGGTGTAATGATGAGAGATATAGAGGATATGAATCTCACTCTAGAGGATCTACATGATATACTCTACTATATACCAGATAGTAGTAATAGACGTATAGTTAAATATCTATCTAAAGTAGACAAAGGTGAAAAATTAACTACTAAATATATGATACAATTACCAAAGCTAGTTAACATGGGGGAATCTAATATGACTAGACGTACTATCTCTAGAAAGAAGATAAAGGAGTCTCTCCTAAAGAGACTAACTGAGGCACGTACTACTTATCTACATCCTTTCAGAAAGAATGATTATTATATTTTTGCAGGAGCTAATCCATTACCTGATGGGTCTGCACCTATGATCTATGAGAATGATGAACCAGAGTTTACAGTTATACTATCAGGATCTGATGATGAATCTAATTGTGTCATCACTATATTATTAGGAGAGGATGCTGAATATGCATATTATACTCCTACTGATGTAGATCCTAGTATAGCTGAAGCTAATCATATCATAACTGATCTAATCAAAGAAGATAATCCTGAGATGTATCTAGGAGATCCAGAGAGTGGGTTTGAGAGAGTAATGTAATATTCTATTTATTCTAAGGGGGAGATGATGTGAGGATATCTAAGCGTAGATTCATAGAGTCTATCTTCAGGAGATTATCAATAATTACAGAGTCTTTGAATGTTAAAGTAGAGAGATTTAAGACTATAGGTGCTGCTAATAAGTATTATGGTACTAAATTATCTAGGTATGGTAAGCCTTATACTGATGGAGATGAATTTGCCACATTAGTCTGTACAGGTAATCTGATAGGTAATCATGACTATTTCTTCTATAGTGATAGCTTTCAGGTAGATGATACTAATGTAGCACTAATAGGATATCTATCAGTTACTTACTGGGATGATAGTCTTAAATACCCTAAATATTGTTATATACACTTTGGTAGGTTGGATCTAAAAGGTGGACGACAGGAAGCAGAAACTCAGATTAGATCTCTATATAATAAGTTAGAGTCTCTGATGAAATCTGAGTCTACTGCACCATATGATGATTCTCTAGCAAAAGGTACATCTATGAAGGTACCATCAGACAATATAGATTCAGTACTAGATGATATAATATCTATATTAAAAGACGATTTTGGTATGTACGTATACCTAGGTCGTACTACAAAGAATACTTATAATAAGTATAAAAATCTCAGTACTGAGTATTTGTCTGTATTCAACACTTCTTGGATAGATTGAGTAATATACAGTATATTACTCAACATATTGTGTATACATTTAATCCAATCCACTATAATATATGAAACTCTAAGGGTTTTGATTGAATCGAGGTGAGACATATATGAGACTAGTAGAATCTAGTCCTACGAAGTTAGAGAAGAAATCTCCTACATGTCTCGCAGGTGAATTTGCTTCTTTTGATACTCTAAATCAGAATGGTAGAGTGTATCCTCAGTCTATCTATGAGGAGGCTCTAAAACCTCTCTACCCTAAAGTAGAGGCTAGATCTCTCTTAGGTGAGTGTGATCATCCTATCGAGTATGATGAGGTACGTCTTTCTAATGTATCTCATGTAATCACTAAGATAGAATGTAAAGAAGGTAAAGTATATGGAGAGGTAGAACTCCTAGATACACCTGCCGGTAAAGTTGTACAGTCTCTAGTAGAAGCAGGTGTACCTATTGGTATAAGTTCTAGAGCACTAGGTGATGCTATCGAAGAAAATGGTCATGAGACTGTTACTGATATGCAGTTAATAACTTATGACCTAGTAGCTGATCCTTCTTTCCAGACTGCTGTATTAAATGAGGTAACTAAATCTCATCTAGGTGAGTCACTGAAGGCTATAGAAAGAAAGTTACCTCTAAATGAATCTAAGTCATCTTCTCCTGTCAGGAAAATGATTAAATCAATTCGAGAATCACTTCTTAGAGACTCTACTAAGAAGGTTTCTATAGATACTAGGGATATGGAGATAGAATCTCTAAAGTCTATCCTCGAGAGTAAAACTACTGAAGTATCTACTCTAAAGGGAAAGATCAGGAGTCTCTCTGAATCTCTAAAATCTTCTTCTACTACATCTAAAGATGTACGTAGAGAATTGTCTGAGTCTAAATCTACTCTGAAGAACTTACGTGACAATATGATGAAGTTACAAGAGTCCTATAACTCTCTAGTGGAGAGTACTGTCTCCAAGACTAAATATGAGAGTCTAGAGTCTGAGCTAGTAGAGTTACGTAAGAAATACATAGTAGAGTCTAGAGGACTATCGTATAGTCAGGTACGTGGTGTCCTAGAGAATGCTACTACAGAGAAAGAGATAACCACAGTACTCGATGGCTTATCTAAGCATAGGTCACCTAGTACAAGTGTGGTGACAGACTTAGAAGGTATGTCAACAAAATTCCGTAGAGATGAAATGCGGTCACGGTCTAAAAAGGAATCTGATAGATTGACTGATGTCATCTCTAGAGTATAATTGGAGGTATATTCATGAAACTGAATGAGGTTAAGAATCTCCAGGAGAGCGCTCTGCTCCGTGGTCTGGAGCTAGCTGAGTCTAAGCAGTGGCGTGACTATTCTGCCTCTATCCGTGAAGGATATCGTCGCAAGAATAAGAAGAGTATCCCTAATGATCTACTGTCTACTACAGTGACTCTGCTGGAGAATACTCGCCAGTATGCTGCTCGTATGGATGAGACTACACGTGCCGTCAATCTAGGTTCCTTCATTGACTATGGCTTCGATGTAATCTCTGCTGTTGTTCCTTCCCTGATTGCTCCTGAGATCATGTCCGTGCAGGCTCTGCAGCAGCGTCATGGCGCTATCTTCTATTTGCAGTATCTGTATGGTAATGATAAGGGATCTATCCAGAAGGGTCAGGTAATGAATAGCCCCTTCACTGGTGCTGATGGATTCACTCACTTCTCTGATGATCAGATCGAAGTTGAGACTGTTGGTACTGGTGATGGTAATACTACTAGCTTCTCTACTACCTTAGTTTATACACCTGTACGTCCTGGTACTGCTGTCGTATATGTCGACGGCACTGCTGTTGCTAAGTCTGGTACTGTGACTAATGGTGTTGAGGCTCTAGTGGCTGTAGCTAGTTCTGGTGTCACTGGTACTATCAATCTTGCTACAGGTGCTATCACTCTTGCAGCTACTACTGCTCCTGCTAATACTAAGGCTATTACGATCGAGTATCGTTACAATATGGATCAGACTGAAGTAGGGTTCTCTCAGGTCGATCTGGATCTGCAGTCTATCTCTATTGAAGCCTTCCCGAGAAAGCTACGTGCTCGTTGGCTGCTGGATGCTGCCTATGATCTGCAGCAGATGAAGGGTATCGATGCTGAGAATGAACTCGTAGTTGCTATGAGTTCTGAGATCAAGCACGAGATCGATGGTGAGCTACTGAATAAGATCCTGCAGCAGGCTGGTAATACTGGCTATACTTGGGATGCTAAGCAGCCTTCTAATAGCCTGAGCTACTCTGAGTATAAGAAGACAATCATTGATGTCTTCGTACAGGCTCACAATGATATCTTCAAGACTACTAAGCGTGTTGGTGCGAACTTCATCGTTGCTGGTACGAATGTCTGCTCTATCATTGAGACTCTGGAAGAGTTCCAGGCTGAGACTCTGGGATCTCGGATCATCAATGGTCCTCACTTCATCGGTGTCCTAGCTGGCAAGTGGCGTGTCTATAAGAATCCGTTCTATAATGACAACGTCTTCCTGCTTGGCTACAAGGGTGAGAGCTATCTGGATGCTGGTTATGTCTATGCTCCTTACATGCCTCTGTACACCACCCCGACTATGGTCATGGATGACTTCATCTTCCGTAAGGGTCTTGCGACTAGCTACGGTCAGGTGATGCTCAACAACATGCTGTATGCTAAGGGTAATATCAGTAACTTCAATGCTACTAGATATCAGCAGGCTGAACCTGTTAAGGTTGTACTTGACGGTAATGACAATGATAATCCTGTGTTCACCAAGGAAGCTACTTAATAGCTAGTACAGATACACTTTAAGGTGGAGGAGGGTTCATCCTCCTCCACCTTTATTAATATTATGGGAGAGGTGATTCTGTGACTATATCTGAGATGACTAATGAGATCAAAGTTGATCTTGGGTCTGATGTTCTCTCCCTAGCTATAAGGGATAATACTATAGAGATGAAAATAAAAGAATCCCTACGTAAAATAAGTTCTTATGCTCCTAGAGTATTATTTATGAATGTAGGTAATTCTTCTGTAATAGATATGCCTGAGGATACGTTATGCGTAGTACAATTGATGTCTTATGACCTAGCCTCAGGGGTCAACTATGTAGATAATGATGTATTCTCTTGGACGACTCTCATGTACAATAGTGGTAGTGCTATGTATGATCCGTTTACTATCCTTCAGATGAGAAATCAGGTACAGAACTTACAGTCTTTCATATCTAGTAAAGATTGGATGTATGATGCCTCAGAGAAGAAATTATACCTCAGTGGTGTTTCTGGTACTAATGTTGCTATAAAATATATGGTACCTTATAAATCTTTAGAGGAGGTCAAAGATGAGATAGTACTACAGAAAGTTAAAGAGTACGCTCTAGCTCTTTGTAAGATTATAGAAGGTACTATACGTAGAAAGACCCAATCTGCTCCAGGTGCTATCCAATTAGATGGAGATGCTATGGTTAGCGATGGTGAGTCAGAAAAGTCTAGACTAGATCAGGAAATACCAGAGATATTCAAGTATCTTAGATTTGGTCTAAGGATATAAGAGGTGACTCCTATGAGAATTAATCTAGATGAATTCACTAGAAAAGATATTGTAGGGGCTACTGACCTAAAGACAAGAGATAGATCTAAGAAAGTACGTAGTACACAATACATAGGTATAATGCCTGATTATACTATCTGTTTTAGAGTTAGATCTGCATCAACTCCTGGTGTAACTTATATAAATAAGGTACAGATGTTAGATTATCCTGAAGCAGCTGCAGAAGAAGATCTCTCTGTTAGAGATAGAGTTAGACTAGCTATTGCTGGTGATCTGAAAATAAGATGTTCATGTCCAGCATTTAAATGGTGGGGTTATGAATATATAACTACAGAGTTAGAATTACATAAAGGAGAAGATCAAAAGATTTATCCACATATACGTAATCCTAGATTAGAAGGGGTAGTCTGTAAACATCTGTATAAAACATTAAACGCTCTTCCATTTAATATCATGAAAGTAGTATCTGATATAACTAATGAGAGATTCATACAAGATCCTGAGAGGTGAGTAGTATGGCTAATGGTATACTAATGTATAGCCCTAGTGAGCTATTATATCAGCGTCAGAATTTTTATGAATCTCAGAGATTAAATGGTGTTTATTGTAGGATAGAAACTATAAAGAAAACAAATGAGAATGAGGAAGTATATGACCTATATAACGATATTCAAAAAGATGAAGATGCTTATGATTATTCGTTTAGGACATATATAACTTTTGATACTACTCCTACTATAAAAACTCTAAAATCTCTTGGTTGGTATATAGATAATGATACTTTACCTGTGATAGCGTATATACCATTAATTTATATAGATGATACAGAAACTATACAAGAGTACGCTCCTTCTATAGATGATAAGATTATCTTACCTAGCAATAAGACTTTAGGTAATGATATATTATCTGATGAAGAGAGTTTCATAATAAAGAAGTTAGTAGGACGAGGATATCCTGACACTACTTATTATGTAGCTAATCTCGTACATCATAGGAGGGATAGATAATGAGTAGCCCATTAGAGGTTAGTATACATATAAGTAGGTTGCACCTACAGAATAATGATCTATCTTCATTAGTTCCTGAGTATATGGTATATCTGAAAGATAGATTTATAGATCAGATAATTGAGGAAACTAATTCTTCTCTACGTAGGGATCGTAATAGGAAACTTTATTTAGAGAGATTAGGGACTTTAATAAAAGAAGTTGCCGGACTCTCTAACCCTCCTAAGTTATCTAGAGATCTATTAGATAGAGTGTATGAGATAGATTATACCAATCAATTTTATACTATAAAAATAAATAAGAGGGCCTATCTAGAGGGTACGCATTACCCAGTAGAAAGATACTTTAGATTATTAGAGTATGGTAATGGAGATCTTCCACCTAGACATATGTTCAGTAGATCTAGTAGACTAATGATAAATAAAGCTAGAGATATATGGTATATGTTCTATGATAGTAGAGGAGGTGTAGACGATGACAGATATAGAGATATACGACAGGATGGTCTACGCCTATCTAAAGGACGTTTGCGATCGCGTGGTCTACAGTACCACAGATAAAGCTATCAAAGAAGCTAGTAGACAAGGATTCATACCTAATGATAAGACTCCATGGGGATTTATCTCTTATCATAGAGATCCTACTTTTAATATAGATTGGGATAGAGATAATTACTCTATGAGGATTACTGGAGCTAGATTAAAGACATTAAAGACACAAGAAGGAAAGTATACTAGTGTGTACTCTCAAGCTTTTCCAGTTAATATATCTTATACAGTAGATCTATGGGCAGCTACTAATAAGAGAGTACAAGAATTAGGGATGGCACTAGCAGCTAAATTAATGCTACAGGATCCTGTAATGATGGCTCCTATAGAGTATAATGGTTCAGATGCTAGATTTCATATAACTTCTATTGAGTGGGTAGACAATTCTGATCTAGAAGGAGAGTATGAACATGGTAAGATATACAGACATTCTGTATCTTTTACAGTAGCTGCTCATATGCAATTAGTTACCTACCTCAGTACAAGGCCATTTGATTATACAAGTATCCCAATAGAAATATATGAAGGAGATGACATCGATGGTGAAGTCTGTACAGAATGTGAGATCCAAAACATGGAAAATTACCGGAGAGATGATACTGAATCCGAAGGATAGATTTGATATCTGTATAGTACCTGGTGGTATCTATACTTTAGAAAAGAATATCAACTATCCAGACTTAGAGGATAATATTAAAGCTGGTAATCTAAAAGTCGTAGAGGGTAGTATTGAGATAGCAGAAATATCAACTGCTGACTCAGTTGCTATAGAAGTTAATGTTGATACTACTGATGAGGATAAGGTTCCTGATGAAGAGGTAGCTGACTCTACCGAAGATCAGAAGCCTGAAGAACCACCTATCGTAGAACCTGACACACAGGTAGAGACTTTCATCTGTGATATCTGCGGTGATGAGTTTGCCTCTGCACGTTCATTGTCTGCCCATAAGAGTAGGGCTCACAAGAACAAGTAATCTCTTAGTAGAAGGAGGAATCCTCAAATGATAGGACCTTATGCTATCGAGAAGGACTACTCACAATATGTCACTAAAGCTTCCGCTATTAACTATGCTGTAATAGGCACAGCTACTAGAGGACCTATTGGTGTTCCTGTATTGTGCACAAATACTACGGATTTACTCCGTAAGTTTGGTCCAGCTAGTCCTGATCATCTAGCGTTATACGCTGCAAATTATTATCTGAATGCTGGTAGCACCTGCTACTTCGTCAGAGCCTCTCATATGAATACCCCATCTGGCGGTGCTCCTACCCCAGTAGCTACAGTAGCTACTGCTGTATTGAAAGGTACTGTAGGTGAGCAGACAAATCAGACTGTACTTACTCTAAATTCTGTAGAGTCTGGTACTTTCTTCAATAGTCTTACTATCCGCGCTGAAAAGAAATCTGGGTCAGCTGAGATTGATAAGATTTACATGCTGAAAGTATTCAATCCAGCTAATGAACTTTTAGAGTCTAAGCAGTTTGACCTAGCAAATGATGATCCTGAGTACTTCTCTTCTGCCTACATCAAGATAGTCAGTGTCGTTGCTAATGCTGTATCTCTGAACACAGAAGCTTCTGATGCTGTGACTATGACTGGTGGTACTAATGGAGACGTATCTACTAGTGGTAGTACTGTTACTACTATAATCACTGCTAATGACTATGTCTATAATGCTAATAGTCTGAAGTCTAGTCTGGTAGATATGAATCTGTTCTGCATGCCTGGTGTGACTGATAAGACTGCTATTGCTAGCATGCTTCAGCTAGCTGAAGATCGTGGCGATTGTATGTTCTTAGTAGACCCTCCTCAGGATTGTGACACACCTGATAAAGTCCGTGCATGGGCTGATGGTACAGGTACTGGTTCTGGAAATCGTCTGGTATCTAGCTATGGTGCTCTCTATTGGTCTTGGCAGTGGATCCTTGATCAGGGTAAGAAAGTCCTAGTACCTCCGTCTGTTGTACTTGGATATACATTTGCTAAGGCTGCTCGTGATACTGAGCTATGGTTCCCAGTAGCTGGTGTCCAGCGTGGTCTAGTAAATGGTATCTATGAACCTGTGTACTCTCCTAGTCAGGAAGAAGTAGATGGTCTGTATCGTGAAGATGAGGCTGTTAACTGTATCATAAATGATCCTACCTATGGTCCTGTGATCTGGGGTCAGAAAACTCTGCTACGTGGTAACACTTCTCTAAATCGTGTCAATGTGCGTATGCTGTTGAACTATTTAAAGAAGGTAATCGTAGCTGCCTGTAAGTATCTGACCTTTGAGCCTAATGATCAGGTAACATGGAATCAGTTTGAGGATATGGTTGAACCGACTCTATCTTCAATCGGTAATCGTAGAGGTATGTACGAGTACAAGATCGTCAAAGGTGAGTCTCTGGTGACTGATGACGATATTGATAACTATCGCATGCCTTGTAAGATCTTGATTAAGCCTACTAAGGTAGCTGAAGAGATCCCAATCTATTTTGTCATCACATCTACTGGTGCTGATTTCAATAATGTCCTTGAGGCTGAGGGTATCGTTGAAGTCTAATCTAGTACATAGATGACAGAAAGGAGATTTGAAATATGCCTGATTATACTTTAGGTGCTAGCCATCTAGCAGGTGCTGGTTGGGAAGTGCAGCGCAGAAATAATTTCGAGTTCAGTATGGCTGGTATTGGTGATAACAATCAGATGTTAACTCTGTCTGTAGTCTCCTGTGCCCTACCTACTGAGACTAACGAGGTTATCACGCTGCAGTATGGTAATACGAATATTAAAGTAGCTGGTGTATTCAATACTGAAGGTGGTAATCTTGTAGTCAGAGACTTCCTTCAGAAGGATGCTGAGGCTATGATTGATGCTTGGCGTTCTGAGGTTTATAATAAATCTACAGATGGTATCGGCTTTGCTGCTGATTATAAACGTCAGGCTCGTATTGTACAGTATGCTCCTGATGGTACATATGCTCGTACATGGAAAATCCAGGGTGTATGGCCTTCTCAGGTAACCTACGGTGATCTATCTAATACAGATAACTCTGTTAAGGAAGTACAGATCACACTTCAGTACGATAAGGCTATCTTACAGAGATAAATAGCAATCACCTATCTAAGGCACTAGATATATCCGTCTAGTGCCTTTCTATATACTATTATACTGTCACTTTTTATATGGTTAATTAAATCAAGACTACAATTTTGTAAGATTAATCCTAACGGAGGTATAGTTATCATGAATAGTAAGTATAGTATCACTCAAGAAGTTGTTCTACCATCTAAGGGTTTTCTGAATCCTGAGATACCTGGAGGTATAGTAGAACAGAGATGTCTAATGGTGTCTGACCAGAAGTATCTTGCAGGTAGTAAGGCTATTAAAGGTGGTAGGATGAATAAGCTACTACAAGAAACCTGTGTATCTCCAGATACATTTGATGTCAGTAGATTGACATTACCTGATCTAGTATTCTTGATGTTTAAATTGAGGATATTATCATACGGTCCTAAGATGACTTATACTACTATTTGTCCAGTTTGCGGTAATGAGACAGAGGTAACTCTAGACTTATCTTCATTAGAGGTAAAGGAATTAGAGGATGACTATGAAAAGCACCTTGAAATAGTATTACCTAGGGCAGGTGATACTGTGTATACTAGGATTTTAAATACCAAAGACCTAGAAGATATAAAAGATTATATCAAGGCGTTAAAGAAGAAGGTAAAAGACGATGACGCCTTAGTTGGTATAGAATATGAACAAAGATTAACTAGGATGATAAGGAAAATAGTACTTAAAGAGAAAAATGAAGATGGTGATAAAATACTAGAACATCCAGTTGATATAACTAAGTATGTAGCACAATTACCAGATATAGATGCTACAGCTATTATAGCTACAGTAGATAATCTTGAATATGGTGTAATTCCTACAGTTGAGACTGTATGTGAGTCTTGTGGTAATGATATAAAGGTACCTATCAGATTCTCTGGTGACTTTTTTCGTCCAAAGTATGACACCAGATCTGAGAAAATTGATGGACTCGATTTATCATCTATCAACTAATACAGGATTTTCTCTATCAGATATAAATAATTTGAGTACATTTGAGTTTAATAGGTATGCAGAGTTAACAGCTAAAAAACTTGAGGATGAGAAAGAATTAGAAAAAGTAAAGATGAAATCTACTATGGGGTTGTTCAGTATGTTTGCAGCACCTTTCTCAAAATTAGGTAAGAAGAAATAGAGGTGAGTAAATGGCAGTCTTAAAACAAGATCTATTGAGATCTACATTTCAAGAAAATCAGATGACATTACTCATCTCTATTGAGAATAAAGTAGAGGATTTAAGAAATAATTCTCGTATCATCAAGGATTATATAAGTAGAGATGGTATAGTAGCTGATATAGATAGAAGCTTTGAAAGTTTAGAAGATACTATAATATCTGTAGGTACAGCATTAAAAGGATCTGATCTAAATATATCTAGGGATGCTGAAAGAAATGAAGATAGGAGAACAAATGAGTCTCTATCTGAGATGCGTAGGCAGACTAGAGAAAGAAATCAGAACTCTGATAAGAATGATAGGAAACAAGAGACACGTAGTATCAGTTTAGGTAAGATATTACAGGTAGGTTTTAGTACTATCTATGGATTTTTAGATAGTCTAGGTCTAGGTGTAAGGTCTTTAGTAAATAATAGTCAAAGAGTATTAAATGATACAAATAGCATAATAAAGAATACAGGGTATAGTCTGGATACTGTACAGGGATTTAGAGGTACATTAAAAGATCAAGTGAAATCCTTAAATGATTATTATATGAGTGTTAGAGAAGACTCTAGAGCACCATTCAATTATAATGATGCTCTAGATTTATTCACTACAATCATGAATAATTCCGGTATCACTAATATGGATTTCTATGAAGATTATGGTAAAGTATTTCTAAAGACAGCTACATCAATGAATATAAATCTTAGTAGTCTAGCCACATTTTCAGATCAATTCTATAAGAGATATAGTTTCAGTTCTGAGAATATGGAGAGTCTACTCACAGATATACGTAAAAACTCCGCTGGTACATCGTTGACTGATGAAGATCTATTACAATTAGTCAGGGAAAATGAGTTAGCGGTAGCAGCTTATGCTGATAGGGTAGCTACTAGTCAAGAGGAATTTACAGCATTACAAGAACAAGGTAATAAAGCGTTAGAATCTAGTGCAGCTTATTTTAATTCTTTAGGTGCTAGTAATGAACAGAGTATAGAGTTAGTAAACTTTATGATGAGGGCAGCTAAAGATGTTACAGGGCCAGAAGCTATAGCATACAATGCTATTACAGGACGTAGTTCTGCAAATATATTACAGGATCTATTTACAGATTGGGAAAGTGTATCAAATGATCTAGTATCTGGATTAGCTAATCTAGGAGATAGAGAATTAAGTAATTATGGTCTATCTACAGCTATCTCTGGGATCTATAATCTCTCTGACACTATGAAAGATGTTAGTCAGATATTCTCGATAGCTAGTAGAAGATCTTCTACCTTTATGACATCAGAAGAATATGTAGCTAATAGAGAAGATAAGACTTCTGAAGATCCTATAAAAGATATCTATGTTGGTGTAGAGCAATCTTTAACTAATATAGAATCTGTATTGACAGAGGATCTTGCTAAATTCCAAGAAGATACACATACTGACTTATCTTTCCTAGAAAAGATATGGAATTTATTAGATAGAGTATTTAGCTCTATAGCTGGTATAGGTATAGGTAATTTCCTGACTAATCTGGTTTTAGGTAGAGGTGCTGGTAATATATTAGGTTCTGGTGCTAATGCAGCTGCTGGTGCTGGTGGTATACTATCTACAGCTGGTGGTCTATTAGCAGGAACAGCTACAGGTATAACAGTTGGAAATCTTGCAGGAAATGCTGCTGGTAATTTAGCTGAAGATCTTGGTGCAAGCAGAACAGAAGCAGATGCCATAGATACTAGTACAACTTTATTCACTGGAGGTACTTCTGGTGTTGCTGTAGGTGTTGGTACTAAAGCATTATTAGCAGGAGCAGGTGCTAAAGGAGCATTATCTGCAGGTGCAGTAGCAGGATTAGGCGCTGCTAAAGTATTGTCACCAGTAGCCTTAGCTACTTATCTAATGTTAAAAGATAGTACAGCTAATGATGAGTTAATGTATGAGCTATATAAAGGCGATAACTATATATTAGGTTATAGCCCTTATATGGGTTATAGAGTATCCTTCTCCGACGATATAGAGTATAAGAAAGACAGAAAAGGTAAAATAAAAACTTATGATGATGGGGAAGGACATGTTTTTAACACTTATGATGTATTAGGTAAACAACCTATAATACCATTACCAGAAGAGTTTGTTGATACATTCATAAGTACTAAAGATGGTATAATAAGATATGGTAATTCCTATCTTGAGATAGAAAATGGTTCACTAGATATAATTGATGATAGTACTAGGATAGAAGACCTATCCAGTCTATTTGAGAGTACACCTCATAAAAACTATAAGACATCTGATGGTACTCTTTCTATGGATATACTCCCCTCTAAGAGTATGGATTCTGTAGAAGATTCTCTAGTAGAGGTTAACTCTTTTAATGTTGGTACTAGTAAGTTACTACAAGATCAGTTAGCAGTAGTACATGAAGGTGAGGCTATAATACCTAGTGCTTATAATCCATTTGATCCAGAGAAATACGAGAGATTATTTAGACCTACTATATCTTTAGGATCATCAATAAACTATAGCACAATATTGAAAGAAATCTTAGCTTCTATAAAGACGATATCTAATCCTCGAGATATCATACCAGTCCAATCCTATGGTGAAGAATATGATCAGGTTCCTATCGAAAATGTATATACATCTAGAGATACAGATATACCAGAATCTAGTGATGATGATTCTGGAATAGTATATACTAAGGGTGTAGATACACCAGATATAATCTCTACTATAAGAGATTATAAGGTAGAGATACCACTTGATTATCAAGAGAGACAATCCTCTGAGCATACAGATATATCAGATACCTTATCTTCTACATTAAAGGTACTCAGAGATACGTATAGATTCTTAGAGCAGTGGAAGAAAGATAATTATATACGTGAAGACCTCAAGGATACTGAGAGTAATGGCGGTGGAGGTATGAGTATAGGAGGATCTAATGATATGAGTGGATTTGGTGTAGATCTAGGGTAACAGGGGGTGCTAGATTTGGCTACTGGTGCTGATTTCTTTAATAAAGCTAAATCTTATGTAGGTAAGATAACATATAGTCATTCTAATTCAGGTACAAAATATGATTGTTCTGGATTTGTACGTATGGTATTAAAGCAATTTAAAGTAGACCCTGGTAGTAACTGTGAAAAACAATTAGCTTATTGGAGGAAAAAACATAAAAGTAAAGTAACAGAGCGTGGTGGAGGTACTGTAAAAGGAAGTTCTCTAAAAGCAGGAGACCTTATATATAAAATGAATTACTCAGGTTCTAGTGACCATGTGATGATAGCAGACGGTAAAGGTGGGGTAGTAGAGTCTTCATCTGGTGCTGGTGGTGTTAGGTATAAAAAGAATTATTCTTGGGCTTATAAAGGAGTTACGGCTACAGTAAGTGTATTTGGGGCAGGAGGTAAAGCAGATACCTCTGGAGGTTCTTCAGGTGGAGGATCTAGTTCATCTGCTATGAGTGAAGAGGAAGCAGCAGCTGCTGAAGCTTTTGGTAGTGAAGGTAGTGCTACTGGCGGCACTAGTGTGACATACAATCCAGATTATTCCTATCTACTATCTGGTGGATTGCCTCTTACTAATGTAGACAGTTATAAAGGTGTAGTCGAGACATACCTGAGTATGATTAAAGGAGGATCTAGTGTAACTGTAGAAGAAGTTAAACTCTCTAGTACTAATATAGGTTACATTATAGATCTATCTAACAACAAGACTATGAAATTTATATTACCAGAATTCTCTGATAATGTAGGTGCGAATTATGATAATATCATAATACCTGGTAGGTCTGCTGATATACCTAGTTATAGTAATACACAGAGTAGAAATATACCTATAGAACTACATCTATATGCAGGTACTGGTTTATATACTGGAAATAATGCTGTAGAAGATATGTTAAAAGATATATCATTCTTACAGTCACTATGTTATCCAGATTATTCTTCAGGTATAGTAGTACCGCCTCCTATGGTTATGGCTTATTTGGGTCCTAGTACTATAATAAAAGGTATTGTAACTGATGTGAATGTTAATTATATGAAACCTTATACTACATCAGGTAAACCTATGAGAGCAGACGTTACTGTGACTATAAAACAAGCTACAGATTATCCAGCTGATCTACATGATGTAAGATCTAAGAATACTGCTAGCTATTAAGGAGGTATCCTATGCCTTTCTATGATATAAAGGTTTCTACAGATAAACGTAGGTCAAATAGATACAGAAAATGTCAGATATTAACTGATTTAGAAACAGGAGAACAATTACTCTCTTCAAGAAAATTAGTACCTATACCTAAGAGTAGCTTGGATAATGTACATAAGGTTAGGGTAAATGAGAAAACCAGACTGGATGCTATAGCTCATAAATATTATAATAATGCATTATTATGGTGGGTTATTGCTGAAGCTAATGATATAACTGATCCTTTCATAGAGATAGAGGTAGGTACATATCTCAGGATACCTAACATGAATAATCTGTATACTAATGGTGGTGTATTGTCATGAGTGAATATAAAGCTATAGATAATGTAACTCTACACAGTACACAACCATTAGCTACATTCATAGAGATATATGTTGCAGGTCATTTATTAAGATCTGAATATAGTGATCGTAGAGAAAAGAGTAGAGCACCTGAGTATATACAGAGTCTAGAATTTCAAAGGATAAATACTGCTGGTAATATAATATTTACAGTATTTGATAAGAATTGGACAGAATTAGAGACTGTATTTAATCTAGGTAATCAACATGTAGATATAAGATATGGTTATGTAACAGGAAAACAGTCTGCATTGATATCTTGTATTCTAGGTAAATATAATGTCAAATTTACTATGAATGGTACTATCATAACAGTACAGGCTATGAGTACTAGTGTTCATAAAAATTTAGATCTAGTATCTGTAAAAACAGGTAGTAGTAATCCGTCTGAAGCTGCAAAGTCTCTATGTCAAGCAGCAGGTTTCCAGATAGGTACTTTTGAAGAGACATTAGATGTAGATCTACCAGGAGGATTCAGTGCATTAAAGGAACACCCTGTTTCTTATATAAATCAAAGGATAGCACCTTATGCTATGAGAAAGGCTGACGGATTGGGTGGATATAGACTATTATTAGATGATACTACTAATCCACCAACAGCACATTTCATGCCACTTTCTGCTCAAGCAAAAGCTGATCATGTATATATCTATGGTAAAGGTATAAATAGTAGTGTGATATCTTTAGATATAGATGTAAACGGTGTATTTGGGGGTACAGGTATCAATGGTGCTACTACTAATATAGAAGCAGGAAATATAGACGCTACTACAGAGGATAGTACCACTATTAATTCAAATACAGAAGCAGCAGCTGCTGCAGCTACAAATACTACTGAAGAGGCTGTATATACAGATACTCCAGGTACCCAACAAGATATCATAAGTACAGATGGATTGACTACTGAACAAGCTATAGCTGCTGTAAATAGTGCTGTATCATTGTCAGGTAGTATACCTTACTCTGGCACTATAGTTATATTAGGTGATCCTACTATAAACGTATCAGATACTATAGAGTTAAAGGTATTAAAAACAAATGGGGATGTCTATGAAGCTATATCTGGTAAATATCTGGTAACAGGGGTACAAGATAGTATAACTAATGGTAAGTATACTACGTCTATAAAAGTAGTCAAAGATATAGGAGGATCTGGGTCAAATCTATTAGGTAGTAATGCTAGCGGAGGTTCTAGTGGTCAAGAGGAAGATTCAGCAAGTGGAGAAAACTCTAGTAATAAGAAAACTACTAAATCCACTACCACTAAGAAGACGACTTCTACTAGTGAAACTTCTGTATCCAATAATAAAGGATCAAAAACTAGTAGTTATGCACCTAACAGTAAAATATCTAAGGTAGCAGTACGTATCTATGTACCTAAATCTGGTGTAGGTCATTATGAATTGGTGGTAACAGGAGGTACTTCTGTATATAAGAAGAGAAAGTATGATAGATTAGTCTTATCTTTTGGTAGTAATGGTAATGTAAATGCTTTCCCTAATTCTAAAACTCCATCTAGGTCAGGTACTAAATATTATTGGGATGTAAAAGTAAAGAATTTTGATAAGATGATAAAAACTCTAGAATCATTTACACCTGGATCTGAGAAATATAGTAAAGGTGTATTCTCATATAAGTCTAGAGTAAATTATAGAATAAATAAATATAATTGTTTCTGGTTTGTTGCCCAAGCATTACGACAGATGGGTAATAATACTTTATGGAATATCTATAGTAAGGCTAAAAGTTATAAAGATTATACAGCTATACCTATGTATAAAAAGTATGGTAAAGCTTGGAGGAAGTGATCATATGTCTTTAGACTTACCAGTATCTAGTAGAGCTAAATTCTTTCCTTATATTTATAGAGGGATAGTTAAAGATATAGACGATCCAGAAAATTTAGGTAGATGTAGAATACATGTACCAGGTATCTATGGTGATTTTGATTATGATGTAGAATTGATACCTTGGGCTAGACCCATAACTCTTGGTATGGTTAAGATACCAGAGTTGGAAGATGTAGTATGGGTATTATTCGAAGGTGGACAAAGGACTTCACCTTTATATATGATAGGTACTATATCTACAAAGAATCAATTAGTAGATAATACTAGAGATATAATCTTTCAGAATCAGAAGTGTGCCATTTATTATGATAAAGAGGATGATGAATTAACTCTATGTATAGGAGATAATTCTGTTGTGATAGGAGAAGAAGGTGTAGATATTTCTTCTATTACAGGAGATAGCTCTACTATAGTCGGAAGTTCTAGTATGTACTTTGATGTAGTGGAGGTGGTAGGATGACTACTGAATTATCTAAATTAATAGGTAGAGGTATTTCTTTTCCTTTTAATGTAGAAAAGTATAAACTAGTACAATCTGAAGAAATCCGTAAGATAAATCAATCTCTATTAATGCTTTTTGAAACACCAAAAGGTCAGAGATTATTCTTACCTGATTATGGTACAAATCTTCGTATTTATAGATGGGAACCTAATGATGATATATTAGTTATGCAGCTTAGGCAGGTATTAACTACAGATGTAACAAAATGGGAACCTAGGATATTTGTCAATAATATAGAGTTCTTCAGAGACCCAGATATCATAGATAATAATATATTATATATAGGAATAGCTTACAAAATAAAAGGTACAAATGAAACTGGTAGTTTCGTATATCCTTTTAGACGAGAACCTTATGACTCTGTAGAAGGAGATCTATTAGAGTAACCTGGAGGAGATATTATGGGTAATACTTTCTTCTCATATACGAATAGAGATTATGAGAATTCTAGGAAAGAAGGCATAGGTAAGATACCTGCATTAACAAATTATAGGTGGACAGATCTAAATGCAGGAGATCCAGGTGTTGTCTTATTAGACTATATGCATGCATTAGTAGATATGTGTAATTTCTACATGGATCATCAAGCCTTAGAAGCTTTCTTATCTACAGCTAAAGAGAGACAGAATCTGTTCCATCACGCGAAACAGATATCTTATGCTATTAGATCAGCAAAAGGTGCTCTAGTAGATGTAAATGTAGTATTAGATGAAGATACAGGATTTCCAGATTCTGAGGGAGAGACTATTACTATACCTGCTGGAACATCCTTTTATTCTGAGAATGGGTATTATAGAACATTAGAGGACTTAATCATATCTGAGGTAGATACAGTATACGAAGTACCTTGTCAACAGTGTGAAGTCCTTTCTGAGATCTATACAGGTACAGGACTTAGTGATCAGAGTAATAATGATGCAGAAGATGATGAGTATGGTGAAGAGAATTATGAGAATCAATCATATAAATTAGTAGCACCATACCCTGATATAGATAGTATAGAGATAGTTGGTTTAGATGGTACTTATTGGAAAAGAGTTGATTTCATAGCATTATCTGATCCTGAGGATCCTTGTTATGAATTAGATCTCAACACAGATAGTTCTGTAGTCATAAAATTTGGTAATGGTCTACATGGTAAGGTACCTAATCTGAATGAGAAGCTGTCTATAACTTACTTAGCTTCTAATGGTGCAGATGGTTCTATAAATGGATACGATATAGACCTTAGACCTTCTTTTACCAGTAATAAAGGTAATAATTATGTAGTCTATGTCTATAATGAAGAGCCTAGTACAGGTGGTAGTTCTGTTTATGATGTACACAATGCACCAGATTATTGTGCTAATCATGAAGTCAAAGTACTAGTATTACCGGATGATGCTACTACAGATAATAGTGCATTAATACGAGTAGTAAGAAATCACTTAAACGATAGGATGATACCCCCTACAAATCTATATGTAATCTCACCTATCTATAAGAGTATCAATATTAGTATAGTAGCTAGAAAGACCACCTATAGTCTAACAGAAGATATAGTAGGGGATAATATGAGAGATGTAATAGATGATTATTTTGATAATCTAGAAATGGGTGAAGATTTTAATGCATTTAATCTAATCTCAAATCTATATCAAGTAAAAGGATTAAAATCTATTATATCTTTGACGCCTAGTAGCGTTTCAGCAGATAAGGTTACTAAATTTAATCTCGGAGAATTAGATATTACATTTCAGTAATAGTAGGTGAGATCTATGACTATAAGAGATTTTATAGCAGCTACATTACAGGAGCCTCTGAAGAAATTCAGGACACCTATACAAGATGCTATATTAGAGATAATGACACAAGCCTTAGAAGAGTTACATTATAATATAAAAGAATTACCAAATATCTTAAATATCAATAAACACAGTAGATTAGATATTTTAGATGTTATGGCTGAATCCTGGGGTTATAATATACCTCCTAGTGCAGATTTATCTGAACAGATAGATATATTCTCTCATATAGCTTATGTGAATAAAATAAGAGGGTCTATATGGAGCATAGAACACTGTAAAGATATCTATGGAGGAGATCTACCAGACTATATACATATAGAGACACCTAGCTATAAAATATTTAGATATAGTATATCACCTTATAGTATAGATCATGTATATCAAGATGCTTATAGAAATCGTGTTGGTGTCTATGAGTTATATCTTAGAAATTACTCTGGAAATATAGAAGAATTTAAGAATTTTCTATATGAAGAGTTAGTAGCTTCTGGTAGTAAGATATATCTAATAAATAACTTAACAGCTGACATTAGATCTCTACCATTATCTTCTTCTATAAGTATATCTGAAGAGAGTCAAACTTCTAATTCCTATGTAGTAAATATAAATAAAAATTATCTTAGAGATTCTGATATAAATACATTAGAGTCTGAAAATAGACAGATAAGGGTTATCGATGATATTAATCAGAGTTCAGGATATGTATATCCTATAGATGTGTACTCTACAGGTTTACTACCATTTTCTGAGATAGATATATTTAATAATCCTAGGATTTATACGATTTCAGATACTATAGTATTAAGATCTACTAGTATAGATGATAGTCCTTGTAATACTAATAATGCTGTGAGGGCGATATGCTCTAATCCTTGTTCTATAGAGATCATATGGGGTGATATCCCTGATGGTGATTATCATATATCCTACTATAGGAGAGAATATAATAGTAGTACATGGGATTTGATAGAAGATGATGTGACAATCTCAGGTGGTGATTTCTCCTTAGAGATAGATCTAGATACTTGGGATGATTATGTATATACAGGATTTAAATTGGAAACAGGTAATGTAACAACACCTTGGACAGACTCTGATCAAGATGAACAGAGGGTCTACCCAGATATATTTATAAAAGTATCTGATAGTTTAGGTCATTCAGTATATAATAATATAGAATATCTGAAGACTGTATCTAGCTATCTCAATGATTCTTCTATATTAGAGATTATCGATACTAATGATAGTACTATAATATCTAGTATACAGATAAAAGAAGATGTAAGTAATGTAAAGTTAGTCATATCTAGAGGTAATTTATGTTATGATTATAATTATCAAAGATTAAGACCTGGAGATAAAATATATCTTGAATTAGAAGATACTATCGGTGTATATTATAGAAAGTTTGTAACAGATATCTCTAATGAAAATACTGTATTATCTATAAATATTTATACAGGATTAGATATATTACGATATGAAGAGAGTTTTGTATATCTACCTGTACATATATCACTAGAAAATCCTAGTATACTCTATAGTAGGACTACTGTAGATCTTACAGATCTTGTAGATATAACTAGTTATCAATATCTAATAGGTGATGGTAAAGGGGTATATCTTCCTATCACAAAACCTGTAGATATTAGCTCTGAAGGATATAGCATAACAGAAGATGCTGTATATACTTTTGAGAGAGTATTTGATCTAATTAGTTAATGGGAGGGATTATTTTGGCAAAGTATAATCTAAATCAAACACCATATAATGATGACTATGACCCTAGTAAAAGATACTTGCAACTATTAGCCATACCAGGTAGAGTAGCTCAGGCTAGAGAATTTACACAAGCACAATCACTTACAAGAGATATCATAAAGAGTGTCGGTGACGCCTTTATGAAGGATGGTGATGTGATAGAAGGATGTCAAGTCACTGTATCTACGGATAAAACTACAGCTACAGTATCTGCAGGTAAAGTGTATATAGATGGTGCAGTTTTACCTGTTCCTGAATCCGTAGTAGAGATTACAGGAGAAGGTATTGAGAGTATAGGTGTTATCATAGTAGATGAGATAGTAGATGAACTGATAGACCCTACACTCAGAGATCCTGCCTTGAATTATGAAAATTATAATCTTCCAGGATGTCACAGATTAAAGAGAACATTAAAAGTAGTAGTAGATGATCCGACAGCTGCTATATTATCTACATTGAATGACGGAGATCTAATGCTAGAAACATACTCACCTGAGTATGATACACTTACACAAACATTAGCTAGACGTACATTTGATGAATCTGGATCATATATCGTACGAGGGTTAAATGTACACACAGAAGATAATGTAGATAGTGCTTATTATACAGTAGTAGTAGATATAGGTAAGGCATATGTATTAGGATATGAGCTAGGTATAGCCTCTACTAGGAGGATACCTGTATTAAGATCTACTACTTATGATCTGGTTACTGTCAGTAGTATGATATATCTGATAGCAGATACAAATTATCAATTAGATGATGATCTGTATGTAAAAGATATAGTACTATTTATACTAAAGGTACAGACTATAGATTAGTACGTGATGGTAGTAGACACTATATAGAATGGTTAGGACAAAGTTTCCCAGCACCTGGAGTACAATATCAGATAAAGTATGTATATAAACATACATTTACAAATGGTGTAGATTATTCACTAGTAGCTATAGATGGTGGTCATTACCTACATTGGAATACAGATAATAATGATGCAAAGGTACCTATAAATAATACAGGATTTGTAGTACAATATAATCAATATCTTGCACGTAAAGATATGGTATATATTGATCAATATGGTACTATAGGTGTTAAACAAGGTGTACCAGCTGAATTTGGATTTGAAGAAGCACCTGAGGCTCCTATGGATACGTTACCATTAGCAGTAATAGTATCTCCACCAAATGGTAGTGTAGGTGCCTCTGATTCCCGTAGAATAAATACTACAAACGTAGGTCTTGTACGGTTTACTATGCAGGATATCCAGGAGATGCTAAATCGTATCCGTACATTGGAATTTGACCAGGCAGTATTAGCACTAGAAAATGATGCAGAGCAAGATTATGATGAAAATGAAAAGAAAGGTATACTCACAGATCCTTTTGTAGATCTAACAAGATGTGATCTTACATACAATCTAAATACTTCAGGTGAAATAGTAGATGCTACACAACCTATATTTGCTATGGCAATAGACGTTGAAATGAATTTAGCCTATTTACCTGTTAATGAGAAAATGTATGATCTGGAGTATAATCCTGCTACTACGACATGTCAAGTCATAGGTAGACTAGCAATGCTCGGTAAGACAGGAGAAATCTGTGTTTTGGAACAACCTGTTGCTACTACGTCTTTCTTAGTTAACCCTTATAGTGTATATCCAGGTACACCTATAATCTCTATAAATCCTGCGGTTGATGTTTGGATAGAAGAGAGTATTATAGAGGTTCCTGTATCTCTAACTAAAAAGACTGTAGTAAAGACTACTACTAAAACTATAAGATCAAGTAGGAGAATACATAAAGTATTTAAAAAATATACTACTACATCAACAAAGACTAAGACTTCTGAGATAGGTACACAGGTAGATACTTATACTACAGATAATGTTATTAGTGAAGAAGAGATAACTTATATTCGTCCTAGGGAGATAGAAGTATCAGGAGAAAATTTCCCAATAAATCTTGATAATATCTATGGTTATATAGATGGTGTTCAAGTATCTCTTACACCTAAAGGTACTACTGCTGCAGGTACAAACATTGGTACAGTTAAGTCTGACTCTAAAGGTTCATTCTCCTGTACATTTAATATTCCTGAAGGTATTAAGACAGGAGAAAGAGAAGTACGTATGCAAAGTAGTATAGAGATAGATGGATGGTTAAACTTTGCCTCTACAGTATATCAAGCTTATGGTACATCACGTACTATAGAAAGAACAGTCACTACTGTTACTACTGTACTATTAAAGAGAACTGTAACTAAATATAAGACTACGTATGTAGACCCAGTAGGACAATCTTTCTATCTACCTGAAAAGTCTCTTGTCTCTGCCGTAGATCTATATTTTGAAGCTAAGGCAGATTCTGCTGCAATCACATGTGAGATAAGAGGAGTTACTAATGGTATCATAAATGATGATATCTATGCACAATGTATAAAGAGAGCAGAAGATGTTAATATAAGTCCAAATGCTACTGTAGCTACTAGATTTACGTTTGATGATAACCCAGTCGTAATAGATGCAGACACACAATATGCTATAGTATTGAGATCCGAATCTGATGATTATCGTGTATGGATAGCTGAGATGGGTAAAGATGATATACTTACAGGTGAGACTGTAATGAAGAACCCTTATCTATCCGGTGTGTTCTATTCATCCTCAAATAACTCTGCTTGGACAATTCATCAAATGTATGACTTAAAATTTAGACTATATAAATATACCTATGCTACAGAAGGTGTATTGAATTTCTTACCAATTTCAGTAGAGTCTTCTCCTATGATAACTCTAACTGGTGATTCTTTGATACCTGTAGGGACTAATCTATTCTGGAGTTATAGTACCGATGGCAGCAATTATAAAGAAGTGACTATAGGTGAATTAATCAACTTAGGTAGGGAGTCTAGTCAAGTATATGCTAGGGTAAATATGACTAGGAGTGAATCTACTGATCTAACTCCTATCTTAGCTCTAGACACTTGTGGTATCCTAGCAGGTAAATATGATTTAGAGGGTAACTATATTTTCAAAAATGTAACAAATCTTGATCCATTTGATATAGTAAAGATCGTAGTAGAGACCTATCTACCTGCCAATACTACATTAGAATTCTATGCTAGTGTTAATGATGGACAGACATGGGACTTGATGACTGAGGATACTAATGCTACTATAAAGAGAAATTATGATTGGTACGAACGTACGTATAAATTTACTTACCCAACTGCAAATAAGACACAAATGAGGGTACGTGTACATGCTACATCTACTAATTCTTGGACTACACCAGCTATTCGTAGATTCAGAGCTATCATGTCTGAGGTAGTGCATTAAATTGCACTACCTTTCTATGATTAAACGTCTCTATTAACGAAAGGAGTATTAAAATGGGGTTTCGAGATACACAGAGTAAAAGGATGAGAGAGAAATGGGCTGATCCTGAATTCCGTAATAAGATGATGGAGAGAAATCCTATATTACGTGGTGAATATACAGGTGAAAAGAATCCTATGTATGGTAAAGGATTTCAAGGATCAGATAACCCTATGTTTGGTAAACATCATACAGAAGAATCTCTAGAGAAGATGAGACAACCTAGATCTTTAGAAACAAAAAGAGCTATCTCTGATAGTAAATTAGGTAGGATATGGGTGAATAATGGAGAGGAGAGCAGGTGTATCCTCCCAGAGTATTTAGATAAATATCTATCTGAAGGATGGGTGAGGGGTAGGAATTGATATGCCAGACGTTTATAGAGACCCAGAAACAGGTGCAAAATTATTTAAGAAGAGTAAGCTAGAAAGGAAATTAGATATCTGTTTAAAGAAGATATCTTTATTAGAAAAGAAGATAGAAAGACTAGAAGAGATATTAGGTAGACTACCTCTAGAAGATGACCTAAAATAGTATAGGAGATAACTTAAGTATGAAATTGAATAAGAATCAACAGAGAGCAGTTGAGACAGATAAGAATAAGGTAATCGTTGTAGCTGCAGCAGGTTCTGGAAAGACTAGGGTTATAACAGAACGACTTAAATATCTATTATCTGATCAAGGTGTAGATGCTGCATCTATTGTTGCGATTACCTTTACTAATCTAGCAGCAGAAGAAATGCGTGAGAGATTAGTAGGTGTACCTAATATTAATGAATCTTTTATAGGTACAATACATAGTTTTGCTAATCGTATAATGAGAGATAGTGGTGAGAGATATCAACTTTATACTAAAGAATTAAATTTGAAATATCATCAATATCTCATAGCATTGTATTGTAAACATCTCTCTATAGAAAAGTACAATACATATATGTCTATAGTAGATGATATAGAGAAATGTAAGGCACCTGAAGATGCATTAGTAGGATTTCTGACTGAAGATGAGAAAGCAGAACTACGTATATTACATAGATCTGCAGAACAGGTAGATAAAGATAATAAAGAATATAAGAAAGGTAATACGAATAGGTTACCTCCAGATAGTATAGATACTCTTTGTAGGAAGAATTATGTCATCACATTTGATGAATTAATACAAAAAGCAACAGAATATTTTAAATCTATTAATGCTAGTATAGAGTATCTCCTAGTAGATGAATTTCAAGATATTGGTACACTGGAATATAGATTCTTTGAAGGATTAAATGCTAATCATACATTCTATGTCGGAGATGACTATCAAGCTATCTATGGATTTAAAGGTGGTAATGTAGAAATATTTAAGAAATTGATACATGATCCTAAATATACTACATACTATTTGACTGAAAATTATAGAAATGCTAGTGAGATCTTAGACCTTGCAGATACAGTGATAAAGCAAGTACCTGATAGGATTAATAAAGATGTAGTAGGTGTATCAAAAGATACTGGATCTATATCTTTCAGAAACCCTAAAGATATAGAGATGTTCTTAAAGTCTATACCTACATCTGAATATGGTAAGTATTTCTTCTTGACTAGGTCTAATAAAGATTTGTATGATGTAGCAGTAAAAACATGTGATAGGCTGAAGATACCATATATCCTATTCAAACGTGAAGGATTAAATCTAAAAGATTTACGTAGCCAGATGGATAGTAATGCTATCAAAATAATGACAGTACATGTCTCAAAAGGATTGGAGTCTGATAATGTAATAATGTATGGTAGATTTCCGAGATATAAACCTAGTTGGATGCAAGATGTAGAAGAACGTAGGGTAATGTATGTAGGTGTAACACGTGCTAGATATAATTTGACAATCTTTAGTAAATAATATGAAATAGTAGGTACGACAATGATTGTACCTACTATTATTAATATATTCAGAAAATTTCTGTATCTCTATATTTATGTATCTATATAGTATTATAGTATATCTCCTATCTATTATCTATATCTCTATATTTATTACTCTCTCAGGGGACAACTGACGTTGTCAGAGACGTTTGATGATCATAAGATACTTAAGAATTTTAGACGATTTTAGAAAACCAGCGGATTAGCTGAATTTTGACCCTAAAATTGCAGCAATACGCCGAACTTTTAAAATTTTCGAAGAATTTTTTAAAAACATGCAGGGATTTTGAATCATACGGCGAATTAATAAGGTGTAAGGGTTGGGGAACTTAAGTCAACTGATAATAACTGAAAGGAGATCTGAAAGATGAGCCGCAACATTGAAGATAAGATCTTGGGAACTCAGGAGACTTTTGATTGGGAGGATGTCGAGAATAAGGTTCAAATCCTCTCTCGTAAGTTCGCTTCTACGATCGATTGGAGATACCGTGAGGATCTCGAGCAGGAACTCAGGGTTTATGCCTGGACCACTTCGACTGACTACTGGAACATGTACCGCAAGGCTGTTGATTTCTATCGTCATCTCTCCTGCAAGTACTATGGTGAGACCTGTGTTGATGATTTCACTTTCGTCGACGATCAGAAGTCTGTTGAAGATGAGTACGAGTTTTCTGATAGCATGAAGGAGTATCTGAGAGTATTGGAGATGATTCGCACTTCTATTTCTGAGATGTCTGATTATAAGAAGAATTATGATAAGTACTCTGAGAATGCTCTCAAGATCTTGGATGAGATCCAGAAGCATGTTGAAGGTAAGGTTGAGTATGAAACTGTGTATCGTGGTCGTATCAAGTTCTCTCACCTCTCCGAGGAACTCGGTATGAATTATAAGGATGTGCAGGACGCTTTCTGGCTCATCAAGAAAGTAGTTGCTGCATTGGTAGCTATGGGTAAGATCATGATCGAGGATTGGAAATTCAATTTCGAAGAGTACAAATCTTTCTGA